ACTATACCTTTATAATTTAATCAGTTAAAAAAATTAGATTACAAAGTTGGTGCACATTCACACACCTATTTTCGTCAAGTTAATGTCCCCACATCGTCTTGACAAGTTTATTATAGTGCATAAAAGTGTACTTTGCAAGTGCATTTTTGAAATTTAAGTGCATTTATGTGAACTTCGTGAAAAGTGCACAAAAGTAGAGGTGCATTTTTGTGTTCTTTGATTTATTGGATTCAATATGTAAAGAGAACGGTACAACGGTTACTGCGGTTTTGGTTGCAGTTGGTTTGAGTAAAGGTTCTATACGCAATTGGAAAAACGGTGTTTTACCTAAATACCAAACTCGCCTTAAAATAGCCAATTATCTCGGTGTTCCTGTTGAAAGGCTTATGACTGAGCAGGAAATCGAAGAAGAAAAGAAACAGCATGAGCAGATTGAAAAGTTAGTTGAAGATGTTGCAAGAAAGGTTTCTTCCCCTCTTCCGAAAGCAAATTTTGATGAACTTTCGTATGCTGCTTATCAAGAAATGGAAGGAGAAAGCGAAGATTTTAAAAACGATATACTTAGCTATATCAAATTTAAAAAATCTCAAAAAGGAAATGATTGAATGACTTTAGAGGATATTTATTTTGAATGTGAACAAAAAGGGATAACTGTTGATTATTTCAAAACTGACAAAGCAAAAGCATTTTCTTTTCCTTACGAAAACGGAATTGTAGTTCTTGACAAAAGCAAGATTGAAACTACTGCCGAGGAAACAGTTTTGCTTGCTCACGAAGAAGTTCACATAGATTTAGGTGCTTTTTATTTATTCACAACTCCATTAACCGTAAAAGGTAAAATGGAACAAAAAGTAAAGAAACACACAATAAAAAAGCTCATCCCTTTGGATGAGCTGAAAGAAGCGGTTCACAACGGTATAACAGAGCCGTGGGAACTTGCCGAATATTTTAATGTCACAAATAAATTTATGATTGAAGCAATGGAATTTTACAGAGATAATTTATTGATGTGATAATAAAGAAAGACCGCCCACAGCTGGCACTATGAGCGGTCAAAAAAGTAGCTGGAAAGTTATCACTCTCCATAAATATTATATATAATATTCAAATTATTGTCAATGTTTTTCAAATATTATTTATGATATATAATAAAGCCCTATTTACAAATTAAAACATATGTTCTATAATGTAAACAGAGGTGATAAAAATGGGTGTGAAATTAGTGAAAAGTGAAGATGTTTTTTCTTTCCATTTAGATGGAAATAGTTCAATTGATGCAATACTTCTTTCTAAAATCATAAGCAATATTGCAGAACTTACCAAAATGGCTGCTATATACGAAAATCCGGATTCTTATTTACGGATGAATGTAACAGCTTTTAAAAATGGTAGTTTTGAAATTGATTTTTCAACAATTTGTGAAATAACAGAAAATATAATTTCGCAAGGAAATGATTTAATTGGATTTGCGTCCACTGCAATAGCAACTGTAAAAGGTTTTTTAGATGTAAAAAAATTATTAAAAGGTAAAAAACCAAAATCAGTAAAGGAAACATCTGACGGAAGAATTATTATTACTTCCGAAGATGACCATAGCATAAATGTAACAAAATCAAGTGGTGCTGTAGTAAACAATGTTCATATAGATAATTTAGTTGTTAATTTGGCGCAAAATGTTAGTGAGCATAACAGCAAAGGTGGTTTTTCTTTTAATACCAAAGACTCCTCTGAACATTTCAATAGTGCAGATATTGAGGAAATGAGAAAACCACTCCCCACAGCTCAGGAAGAGATTGTAAAAAATATTACAACTAAAGCTGATCTACTTATAAAAAAAGCCGCTTTGATTGGTAAAGGGGCTTGGTCTTTCATATACAATAGTAAGACTATAGAAGCAAAAATTGAAGATACAGATTTTTTGGAGCAAATACACAAAGGTGAATTTGCAATACAAAGCGGAGATTATATTACTGCTGATTTAAAAATAACTATTCCTTACGATACGAATATAGGATTTGATGAATCAGCTACTAAATACACAATATGTAAGGTTTATGGTGGCATACAAAACAACAAAAATCTTATGACACCATTTATATAAAAAATCCGCCCTGCTCGACTGGTCCTCGAACAGAGCGGAATCACCTACACAGGGTGCAGATGATGCAGTTTAATGCAAAATAATTGTATCACATTCCCTTGTGTTTTTCAAGTAATTTAAAGCACAAGGGATTTTTGCACCCTTTTTTAAGCAAAAGGAGTGTATAAAATGAAACTGCCTAACGGCTACGGCTCTGTTTATAAGCTGAGCGGAAACAGGCGCAATCCGTGGGTTGCCTGCGTGACAATAGGATACAACAAAGAAACACGCAATCAGGAACGCAGAGTTATAGGCTACTTTCCCAACAAGCCGAAAGCTCTGAACGCTCTTGCTGATTACAATCAAAACCCGTTTGATGTTGATTCGGCAAGACGCACTTTTTCAGAAATTCATGAACTTTGGTACAAGGAGTTCATCACCGAAGACACAAATCCGAACACCAAAAGACAGTATAATGCGGCATACAAACAATGCTCAATGTTATACAATCGCAAGATGTCCGATATAAAAATCATTGATATGCAACGGGTTCTCGACAACTGCAACAACGGTTATCAATCGGTTAGGCGAATTAAAATTCTGTTGAACAAAATCTACGAATACTGCATATTTCACGATATGCTCCATAACAATCTTGCAGAAAAATTGAAAATCAATGCCAAGTCAGATGAAACAAAACGAGCACGCAGGGAGTTTTCGGAAAGCGAAATAAATCTTTTGTGGGAATATTCAAATCTTGATTCGGTAAAAATAGTGCTTATGCTGATTTATTCGGGAGTGCGTGTATCTGAACTTCTCAATCTGAAAATTTCAAATGTAAACCTTGACGAACAAACTTTCTTTGTTGAAAGTTCAAAGACCGATTCAGGTGTACGAACCGTG